ACGGCCTAGACACCAAAATTGACTACACCCGCAAGTTTGATGGGACGTATGACACGGCCAAGGGTACGTTCACAACATTCGACCGTCCGTATTTCAATTTGAAGTGCCCGATTGAGTTTGTCCGATCAGAGGAAGAAGAAGGACGCGAAGAGCGTAAAGCTCGTGTTTACGTCTCGCCTGATCAGATAGGCGGCAATCAGCCTACGTTCCAAGATGAGGTGACGTTGAAGTTTGCTGGCTCAAGCCGTGCTGCTCAAATAACCGACATTGAGACGTTTCGTGGCGGGCAAGAGTACTTGTATATCTTGCTGGTGAGGTTCTGATGGCTAAACGCGCTGGCACGGATCAGATCATGCCCGACCTTGAAGCTCATATGCAGGAAAGCTTTAACCGGCTTACTCGTGAGATCATGCGAAAGCTTGCGACCAAAAAACGTAGTCCTGTATATACGGGTTTCTTTGCTTCAAGCTGGCAAGCAAGCAGAAGCAAGATTCAGCCTATAGATGAGCTTGAAGAGCCCTGGCTCGGCATTAAAAAGAAAAAAGACGCTGATCGCAGCAGCAAGGAGTACAGAATTGACCCTCGGTTTTACCCGCCTGATCAAGAATTTAATTACAAGCGACGTGTTTTTATTGGCAACACAGTTAAATACGCAGTTTGGGCGTTAGAGGACGGAAGGGTTCAACGTTTTGTTCAAAGTCCAGAAATGGCAAAACTTATCAGAGACAACTTCAAAGAGCGTCGTCGGGCACTAATTTCTGTTGCAGGCAAAGGCGGTGTTGGCAAGTTCGGCTCGTTTAAGGGTCGGACTTATATTGACTACAACGAGGTGGCGCAATGACTCTTGTAAACGCTCGCGCTGCTTTTGAGAAGGCTGTGACCGACGCTGTTGCAGCAGCAGATAACACGGTGCTGATGGTCTACGACAACGTGGCGTTTACAACTCCGGGAAAAACCAAGAAGTACATTTTGATGACGGTCAACTTTGGCCAGTCCACGCTCCAAAACCAAGGTGCGGCCCAGGATTACTACGCTGGGACGATTCAGTGCAACGTGTATGTGCCTAAATCCGCTGGCACGGCAGTGCTTTCAGCAATCAGCGAGTCAATCATTGACGGTCTGACCTCAGTCAATGCCAGCAGCTACACCGACACGTTCAGCAGCAAGCCCAGAGTGTTAGACATTGTTGGACCCACACCGCTAAACATCGAAGACAGGTCGCACTTTGTTGGAGTGATTTCTTGCCAATTTACGGCAACAGCGTAGTATTGTAGTTAAAGCACATTAGTCTTTCATGCGAGCCGCAGAGCTTCTTCGCAACAAGTTTGGAGTCAGTCAGCTCTACAAACATGCAGTTGAGCAGAATGGAGAAGTAGTGCTGGAAGTTTACTGGCACCCTTTGACGATTGCCGAACGAGAGGCGATTCAAAAAAATGCCGATTCAGATGACTCCAATGATTTTGCGTTGAGCATGATGATTCGCAAGGCTCTGGACGCTGACGGCACACGGCTGTTTCAGGATGGCGAGAAAGCTGTTTTAAAAAATTCAGTTGAGGCAAGCGTATTACAGGACATTCAGCTAGCCATGCTGTCTTCTGGCGCAGAAAACAAGGTGGAGGACGCTAAAGCGAGCTTGAAAAGCAAATAACGACTGGTTTTTTATTTTCTTCTTGGCCGAAAAGCTTGGCATGACGGTTGGCACGTTGACAAAGCAGCTAACTCAAGAGGAGTTGGTAGCCTGGTCAGCGTATTATTTGTTGAAAAACGAACAGGAAGAAAAAGCTAGAGATCAGGCAAGAATGACCCAGAGGGCCAAGATGCGGTAAGCACGATAGACTTGGCTGAGTAGTCACTGTGCGTTTAGCCATGGCCGATTATGGCATTAACATTGGCGTAAACGTACAGGACAGTCAGCTTAAAAGCCTGACAAGGGAGCTTAAGGAGCTTCGCCAGATTGAACAGGATTTGGCTCAGCTGAACAAGGCGGGGCTGGTCGGCACGAAAAAATCGAATGATTTAAGACGTGCGGCAAAAGATCAAGCTTCTAAGCTTAAACAAGAGACAAAAGACTTAGCGCAGGCTTTTACTCTTAATGGAAATGCTGTTGAAAAAAGCGTTGGAAGGCTAAAAGAATATACTTTAGAGCTTAAAGATGCTAGATCTAATTTTAAAAGAGGAAGTGCTGAAGCGCGAATTTTTACTGAAGCGATTACCAAATCTAATTTTACAGCGACCGTTAAGGGCCTTAAAAACTTTAATTTAGAAGCAAAAGAAACTGCTCGTGCTTTGCAGCTTCTTACGCTAGGCGGCAAGGACAGTCCAAAATTTGGAGCATTTACCGGAATGCAAGATTTGTTGGCATTTAAGCCGACAAACACTACTCAAAGCCTTGCTGAATATAGTCGAGTTCTTGAAGGAGTTATTGGGCAAGTTGATCGAGCTTCCGACACTTATCAAGAACTTGCTTCTCGAATTAGAGAAGTAAATAATCAGATGGCAGGAGTGCCTGCGGAAACAATGGGGCCTGCCACGGCTCTCGATTCTCCAGAGGCTGCGTTACAAAGAGCAGAGTTTCAGCGTCAGCGAAGAGCACGGCGTAACAGGCGTCTCAAGGGTGCAGCCGGTGGTGCTCTGTTAAGCGGTGGTTTTCCACTTCTATTCGGTCAGTCAACCACTGCTGCAATTACTGGTGGCGTAGGCGGTGCAATCGGTGGAGCGATTGGCGGAACATTTGGCTTCGCTCTGGGCATTGTTGGCACAGCTATTGGTGACGCTATTGACAAAAATCTTAAATTTAAAAAGTCCTTGGGCGATCTAAATAACGCATTTAGTAAGGCTGGTGGTGACGCTAAGTTTTTTGCTGGAGACATTGATGAACTTGCCAAGAGTCTTCGCATAACAAGAGAAGAGGCGATGCAGCTTGCTGCTTCTTTTGCTTTTCTTGGCGATAAACAGCTTGGAGAAAACGCAGCAAAACTGTTTGGTACGCCCCAGCTTTTAAGGTCTGTAGCTCAAATTGAGGACGCAGCAACTTTAGGTCAAGCACTAAGGGATTTATCTGGTGAAATTGGCGAGCAAGAAGCTATAACGCTTGGCAACGAAATTAGAGGTTTAAGCGTTAGAGAACAGCGCTTAAAAATTGAAGAAAAGCTCAACCAAGTTCGTGGAAGAACAGTTAAACTTACGAATGAAGAGCTTCGAGCAACAACTAGAACAACCCGTAGACGAGCTTTTAGGGGTGCAGGTCCGCGTCCCACGCAATTTAAGACTGCTATTCCGAGTTCTGAGCTTGGTGTCAGTGAAGGTTCTGCAAGGTTTGAAGAGTTCTTGCGCTCGTTTGAGGATCAAACCGGCAAGTCGAAAGCAGATCCAACAATTATGCTGCGAAGACGTTTGGAAGTCGTTCAGTCACAGGTTCTTGCTGAAACAGATTTAGTTGAATTGCAGGGCAAGCAAAGCCAAGCGGCAAAAATTATTTTGCGGCAAGAGATGGCTATTGGCAAAGCAAAAGCCGTAGCAAAAGCAGAATTAGAAAAATTTAAAGATCCAGAAGACCAGCGCTTGATTAGATTGCGAGAAACAGGGGAAATAGCAGTTGCTAATCTTAAGTTTGATCGAGAGGCTCTTGAGTTAGCCGAAAGAACTCTTGAGCAGACTGAAAATTTAGTTAAACCGCTTGACGACCAGCTTAATGCTATTAAGGACAAAGCAGCGTTTGAGCGTGAATACGGCGAGTTAATTCGTGCAGGTGTTATTCCAGCCGTTGCCCAACAAACGGTTGAAATAAACAAGCAAGTTAAAGAAATTGATCGACTTACTGAAAAACAGTTAACTGAAATTGACCTGCGTATTGAGACACTGCAACTTCTTGTTGATGCTGCTACGGGCACAGAGCTTCAAGCGAAAATGCAAGAACGTTTAAATAAAGCCTTGGAGCGCCGGAATGAAATTGAGAGACGAGGAGAAGAAGCCAAGGGCGCTGCTGGGGAAGCCGCCAAAACTCCTGCTGACCGAATTAAAGATGAAATGACTGCGGTCCAAGGCGCATTGAATAATTTGCTTGATCCTGCAAATCAGGTCATTCTTGCCGCGCGAGCAATCGGGGATGCGTTTAGCGAGTCATTTAAGGGACTGATTACCGGCAGCATGTCTGCCCAACAAGCGCTAGCCAATCTGTTTAGCCGCACTGCAGATCACTTTGCGGACATGGCTGCA